AACCGCTAGCAACGTACTAGATATAGTAGGGTTAGCACCAGGGGGCAAGGTCTTTGGTGCTGGACTTGGTAAAGCAATAAACTTCGGAAACAGGATTGTTGATCTTAGTCGAGCTAGGGCCATAGACAAGGCTGTTGATGTAGGAAGCAAGCTAGGCTTTGTGGATGACAGAGTAGAAGCTGCTGACGAAAACATAGGTACTTTATTCCAAACACCTAAACCCCTCACACCCAGACCGCCTAAGAAGATCCCAAAGCAAGATCGTAAAGCTAGAATTCTTCGTGGGCCTGTTTATGGAGGTAGGTACAGTTTCCAAAACGGTGGAGCTAAAGATCCAGTAGTTGGTACAGGTAAAAAGCCTAAGGGTTCAGGTAGACGACTCTATACTGATGAGAATCCTAAGGACACTGTATCTATCAAGTTTGCTACTCCCACTGATGCAAGAGCTACTGTATCTAAAGTAAAGAACATCAACAAGCCCTTTGCTAGAAAGATACAGATACTTACTGTAGGCGAGCAGAGAGCAAAGGTGATGGGCAAGACTGAAGTTGCCTCCATCTTTAGAAGGGGTAAAGAAGCTATTAGAAAAAGCAGACGCCCAGGAGGATTCATGAGTGATATATAATAATGGAAATTATAGAAAATAATTTTACATTTCAACAAACCACAACACTAAATACATTTGCACAATGGCAGACCCAACCAATAAATTAGACCTAGACTCTATCTCGTTTGACAGCGTGATAGGAGATGGTGCCCCAGGACTGGAAACAGTTGAGGAACAAGCCCCTCAAGAAGTTGAGGAGGTAGAAGAAATTGACAACGAACTAGACGAAGATGCTAGTGAGCGTGGCGACGAAGATCATGAGGACTACGTAGATGAAGACTACGATTACTCAGAAGACGAACGCTCTGTAGAAGATGAATACGATGAAGATGTTGAAGACGAAGACGTCGATACATCTGAGTATAGCATCGCTGATCAGATATCATCTACTCTCGGTTTCGAGATGGAGAATGAATATGCAGATACTGTAGAAGGCCTCACAGAATATGTGAAGGACATTGCACAGGAAGTTGCAGAAGATCAGATGCAGGACTTGTTTGAGCAGTTCCCTGAGGTGCAACGTCATCTTGACTTTGTACTGAACGGGGGTGAGTCAGAACAGTTCTACGAAGCATTTAATCCAGCGGCTGACTACAACAACTTTAACTTGACTGAGAACGACTCAATGTCACAGAAGGTTATTCTTCAGCAGTACTTCCAACACAAAGGTCATGATAACGAGTTTATCAATGAGATGTTGGAGGACTACGAAGACTCCGGTAAGTTGTATTCCAAAGCTAAGATTGCAAAAGATGCTCTTGCGCAAGTGCAAGTACAGCAAAGAGAGCAGATGCAAGAACAGCAGAAAGCACAGTTTGAGCAACAAGAGCAAGAACGAGAAGAGTTTTGGGATGGGGTAGCAGACACTATTGAAGGGGGCAATGAATTTGCAGGTATAAGAATACCTGACAGAGACAAGGCAGACTTCTTTGACTACATCTCATCGCCTGCGGATGAGTCTGGAAGGACACAAAGGGACATAGATTATTCTCAGTCAGACATTGAAGTCAAGCTAGCTATTGACTACTTGATGTTCAGTGGGTTTAACTTGGAGGATATCATAAATACTAAGGCTAAGACAGCTAGTGCACGCAACCTGCGTGATCGCATCGTATCTAACCAAGAGCGTGTGAAGAATGCAAAAGGTGCACAGCGTCGTAAGCAGAAAACATTTGATCCAGATCAGCTGGACATAAACGCGCTTTTTTAAGCAATCTAACTTTTAAAATAAACAATCATGGCTTTGATGCAAGTACTTAAAACGTACTATAATGACTCGCAGATGACCGACACAAATTCGTTGGTCAATGCCCTGATGGAGAAGCCCGAAGAGCTGTCTCCCATCATTACGCACTTGGCCGGACGTGAAGAAAAGAAGTTTCCGCTTTCTTTCTTGACTGAGGGGGTTGGCAACACGCGCTCGATCGATCGTTACGAGTACGAGTACCGTGTCAAGACCCATGAAGTTAACACACGCCCGGTGGTGCGAACTGCTTCTGCTAATACCCTCACAGGTATTGGTGCAGGTGGCTCAACCTTTAAGGTGATTTTCCCTGACAAGTGGTTTATCTTCCCATACACCCTCGTTTCTCAAGAAGGAAACTTGGCTCGTATTATGAGTGACCCACTCCCCGTTGCTGATGGCTACGAGTATACTTTGCAGTTGGTTCAACCCAATGCTGCTGGTATCTCTGCTGCTGACGGTGGTGAACTGCATGCTGGTGCACTCTGGGGTATGTTGTTCGCAAACGTTGGAATCGACTTCTCTCGTGGAAACGCTTCTAACTGGACAGCACCTGGTTTGGTCCGCTCTAAGATCGGTACAGTTCGTAAGTCTTACCAGTTCTCTGGTAACGCTAAGGACTATGTTGCTGAGTTTGAGCTCCCATTGAAAGAGGGTTCTTCTACCAAGTTGTGGATGGACTACGAAGAGTACCGTCACATGCTCAAGTTTAAGGAAGAGTGTGAGATGTACTACTTCTACGGTGAGCGTACCTATGATGACACTGGTCGTAACCAGATGACTGATGAGAACGGCCAGCCCGTTATCTCTGGTCCAGGTTTGTTCGAGCAGATCATCAACAAGGATTCTTACTCTACCTTGACTCAGAAGAAGATTGAGGATGTTATCGGTGACTTGTTCTACGGAATGACCGACGCTACTGACAAGCAGGTGACATTGTTCACTGGTATTGGTGGTGCACGTGAGTTCGACAAGGCTCTCCGCAGCTACTACGCTAACGGTGTCAGTGGAACTGGTGTTGACACTTCTAACTCTAACTCTTACCTCAGAACTACTGAGTCTAAGTTCATCACTGGTAGCGGTCGTAGCTTGGGTATCACTGGTTACTTCACTTCGTACGATCACATCGATGGTCATACAGTGAACGTGGTCAAGGTCCCATTGTTCGACCATGGTCCTGTTGCTCAGGCTTCAAAGAAGCACCCAGAAACTGGATTGCCTCTTGAGTCATACCGCATGGTGTTTGTCGACCAGTCTACTTACGATGGAGAAAACAACCTCCAGATGATCAACAAGAAGGGTCGTGAGATGTTGCGTTGGGCTGTTGCAGGTTCAGTTGTGCCTAAGGGCTTCACTGAGACTGACACTCGCGCAAGTGATATTGACGGTGCTTCTGTGCACATGCTGAAGACAGCTGGTATCCTGCTCCGCAGATTCGATACTTCGCTCGACTTGACTTGCACTGCATCGTAATTTGGTGTTTGGTTTGCATAGGGGGGACCGCAATGGCGGCTCCCCCCGTTATGCAACAAGACAAAAGTTATTCTTAAACTAAAAAGAACATGAAAAAAATTTACATCAGACGGAAGGAGCTGAATGGCTATCTTCCAAAAGACATCCTTGCAACGGCAAGGGTTTCTATAGGTTCAATCTTCGTAGGAAGACAACCTCTTAAAGGGTTTAACGATGAAGAGTCTAGGAAGTTTCTTAGACCTCTAATAGACGTACCACCTGACCACCAAGATTGGCCAAGGCTGGAGAAGGAATTTTGGGCAAACATGAGAGTGCGAGTCCCCTTCGAAGGCGCAGAACTTGACATTACTCTTGACGATGACGGCATGCCTGTCAACCCATCAGACTGGGCTACTTACAACTGGTGCAAAAAGCACAGACAAGTTGGCTCTTCTAAGGAAGACATGAATTCCGATATTAGAAAGAAGTTCTACATCTACGATCCTGAAGGAGACTTGATAGCTCAGAATACTAAAATCAAGCTCAAGAAAGACGCAGACAAAGAGTTCATCAAGATATCGTCAGACATGGATAAGATGAAAAGAGTGCTCTGGGTTATGACGAAAGAGAACCCAGACAGACTCAGTGAGCTTGAGATTGAAAACAAGTTGTACGGACTTAAGGACGCTGAACCGAAGAAGTTTCTTAAGATATCTCTTGACAAAAACCTTGACATCAAGGCGGAAATCGAGCAGCTTGTAGAAGCATCTGTTCTTCGTAAGATTGGTAACCAGATCATCTACGGTGATGTGACAATCGGAGAAGACATGACAGATGCGGTAGTTTACTTTAAGAACAAGAAAAACTCTGGGGCCATCAACTCTATGAGAGCCCAGCTTAAGACAATAGCATGACAGTAGGAGATATGCACATAGCGGTAAACTTGGGGGTGCAGAAGATTGCATCTTTTCAGGCTGATGGTTTGCTCCCAGAGGAGATAGACTTTGAGCTTAACACTGCTATGCGCAGATTTATATCTCAACGCTACAATAAGCAAGGCAACAAGTATCAGCGGGGGTTCGAACAGTCTCAGAAGAGATTGGACGACCTCCGCCACCTTGTTGAAGACTACACGACGCAGAGACACAGCTTTATGGGAGTTGGGTACACGTCAAGAACTAAGGGCAACATCAACATCTACAGGTACAAGTTCCCCAATGACTACATGTTTTTGGTAAACGTTTTGTCTGAGGTCACACACAGCTGTGATGATGCAAGTCTCGAGCCTGATATAATAGATGGTTTTGAATACAAAGAGTATCTTAAGATAGATCTCACCCCTCCACTGCCAGGATATCTAATACAAAGCATAGCTGTAGCTGACCCAGACACTGAGGTGCATGCAAACGTAATCTACGGACAAGAAGGTCTGTCTTACGATTTCTTGATAGGTCCTTACTACAACGGCAACATAAACCCAAGCTTGTCTAGAAACGATAGCTTCACAGACAGGT